AGAGCAAGCACCTACTTCAGCTGATCATAAAAAGATGAGAGATTTTACATATCATCATGTACAAAATACAGAAAAGGATCATCCAACTATAAAAAAAATGTTTATCAAAAAGTTTGGTGCTCATAATGTAAAACATTTTGATAGGCATGTAAGTAATTTATTGGATCAATATGATCCAGAAGCTAAAAAGATGGTAAAGTAATGAAAGGCTATGCTGAGTTTATAGAAGAACAAACAGAAACTTCTATCAGAAGAAAACTCAAACTAGCTATGGCTAAATCAAAAAGATTAGGTAGGAAACCTAAAGTAGGATACCATGATAAGAAAACTAATAAAGTTTTATCTGGTGAGTTTCAAGGCTTAATGCAAATGCATGGTTTTACTTATGCAAAGATACAAGAACCTGGTAAAGGCTATATGTCAACAGTGCCGTTACCAGACATTCGTACAGTGAATGTATAATTAACTGTTGACATTAACATTTGAAAGGTATATTATGATTAGTATGTCAAAGACACATTTTTGTCACATATCACCAATAAATTATCTACATTTAACAAAAGGCAGAGAGGTTCATTTAACTCTTGCTCATCTTGTAGATAATATGCAATACACAAATTTCTATAAAGAAGAAAAGAAAAATGGATCCACTATAATAATGGATAATAGTGCTTTTGAGTTTACTCAAGAAGGTAAAGGATATCTTTCTGGTGATGAGATAGTTCATTATGCTAAACGAATAGATGCTGATTATGCTGTAATGACTGATTATCCTGGTGAAGATAGACAAAAGACTATAGAAGCAGCTAAAGAACAAGCACCTATATTTAAAAAAGCTGGTATAAAAACTTTCTTTGTACCTCAAGGTAAAAAGAATGACAGAGAAGATTATACAGAATGTTTTAGATGGGCTACTGAAAATCCTGATCTTGTAGATTATATTGGTGTTAGTATATTAGCAGTACCTAATGCATATGGTATAGAACCGTTTGGACATGAACCTTCATTACATAGATTTACTTCAAGATTACATATGATGTATCAGTTAGCTGAAATGGGATTGCTTGGATCAACAAGAAATAATAATCAACGTATACATTTCTTAGGAATGGTTGATGGTCCTAATGAAGTTCAGTTCTTATCTCCTTTCAAGAGATTTATTGATAGTTGGGATAGTAGTAGTGCTATATGGCACGGATTAAATGGTTATGGATATGATGATACTCCTGGTGGATTACTTCATGGAAAATATCATATGCCTGTTGACTTTAATCATAAATTAGAGCAAGATAAAGAAGATAATGATTTTTTTGAAAAGTTAGCTAAAGAGAATATGGAATGGATTGATAAGTTAGTTTATGCATACCTCTGGGGTAACGAATTGAAGGAAGTGAGAGATAAGTTAAGTGAAGTCGCCTAATTTTAAATACAACGAAGATAACTTACTAGACGATTCTTTTGAATATATCAAAAGTACTTATGGTCAACATTATGTTGGTAACAAAGAGATCCAAACATTAGATGTATGGGAAAGTATGGGTATAGCTGAAGATATGTGCTTAGGTACTATCGTCAAGTATGCAATGAGATATGGAAAGAAAAATGGTAAGAATAAAAAAGACTTACTAAAAATTATACATTATGCTATATTAGCATTACATTATGGAGGACACGGTGAAACATATACTGAGCAAGACAAATGATTGTGAGCTAACAAATGTTCAGGAAGGAGACAGTCAACCTAATGCTGTCGACTTGAGGATCAATAAGATCTTTGAGATCAATAAAAAAGAACCTTTCATTATAAGCGAAGAAACTAAAACACATAGAGGATCTGTAGAAGTACAACCTGACGAAGAAGGATGGTTTAATCTTGCAAGAGGTACTTATGAGATTGTTATGGAAAATATAGTAAGTGTAGGTGAAGGTTATGCTGGTTTTGTAATCACAAGATCAACATTAAACAGGAATGGATTATTTATTACAAGCGGACTATATGATAGTGGTTATCACGGAGTGATGGCTGGTTGTTTACATGTACGAGTCGGTCCAGCTAAAATAAAAAAAGGAACTAGAGTCGGTCAGTTTATATTGTTTGAAGCAGAGACTTTATCAATGTATGATGGCAGCTATGGTATAGGAAAACAACACGATAACAAATATGGAGAAATAAGTGGAAATAAGCATTGATATAAAAAAGTTAAGAGAAAGAAAAATCTTTGTAGCCACTCCAATGTATGGAGGAATGTGTGGTGGTCAATATTGTAAGTCCACTGCAGATCTATCTGCACTCGGAGCTAAGTATGGATTAGAGATATCTTTCTTTTATTTGTTTAATGAAAGTTTAATTACAAGAGCAAGGAACTATCTTGTAGATGAGTTCTTGAGATCCAAAGCAACACACTTAATGTTTATTGATAGTGATATTGGTTTTGATCCACAAGATGTTTTAGCTTTGGCTGCTTTAGCTGAACCTGGAACAGATAAAGATATAGTATGTGGACCTTATCCTAAGAAAACTATATCTTGGGAAAAGATCAAGAGAGCTGTTGATAGAGGCTTTGCTGATGAGAACCCTAATAAGTTAGAAAAGTATGTAGGTGATTATGTATTCAATCCTGTTGAAGGTGTAACTGAGATTAAGGTAAACGAACCAGCAGAAGTGTTAGAAGGTGGTACAGGATTTATGATGATACAAAGATCTGCATTTGAAAAGTATACAAAAGCATATCCTGAGTTGATGTATAAACCTGATCACATTAGAACTGCAAACTTTGATGGAACTAGAGAGATTATGTGTTTCTTTGATGCACTAATTGATCCTAAATCTAAAAGATATCTTTCTGAAGATTATATGTTCTGTCAGTGGGCAAGAAAGATTGGATTGAAGATCTGGATGTGTCCTTGGATGAGATTAACACACCAAGGTGCATATATGTTTGGAGGAAGTTTAATGGACTTAGCACAGATTGGTGCTGCCGCTACAGCTGATCCAGGTCAAATTGGAGGTAACAAGAAGGAGACCTTCAAGAAATAAATTATTGGAGTTATTATGAAATTAAGTGATAAGACTATTAAGGTTCTAAAGAATTTTAGTAGCATAAACCAGTCAATGTTATTCAGGACTGGTTCAATTATAAGAACAAAGAGTACTACAGATACTATAGCTGCTCAAGCTGTTGTTGAAGAAATGTTTCCATTTGAGTTTGGAATATATGACTTGAACCAATTCTTGAGTGTTACAAGTTTATTTGAAGACCCAGAGTTTGACTTTCAAGAAAACCATGTGACAATTAGTAGTGGTGATAGTTCTAGTAACTATTACTATACAGATAAAGATATGATTGTTGCACCTAAAGATATTACACCAGAGTTTCAGAAAGCGTTAGGTTTTAATCTAACTGAAAGTGATGTAAAAAGTTTAGTACAAGCTGCTAATGTTATGCAGCTACCTAATATAGTTATTGAAAGTAAATCTGATGAACAAGAAATAATTATAACAGCTAGAGATGGTAAGAATCCTACAAGTAATAATTTTACTAGAAAAGTAGGAGAGACTATGTTAAGTACTTCTTTCAAATATGTTTTATTAGTTGAAAACATAAAATTACTTCCACATAGTTATGATGTATCTATTATATCTGATCCAGGTATGGTAGTTGAGTTCTCAAGTAAGTACGATAAGATAAAGTATTGGGCTCCTGTAGAACAAGGAAGTAAGTTCAATGAATAATTTCCTTTGGACAGAAAAGTATAGACCTAGAAATATATCTAATACAATATTACCTGATGATCTAAAATCTACCTTTGATGATTTTATTAAGAATGGTATTCCTAATTTATTATTATCTGGTGGACCTGGAGTTGGTAAAACAACTACTGCTAAAGCTATGTTAGATCAAGTTGGATCCGATTATATGGTTATCAATGGAAGTATGAATGGTGGTATTGATACATTACGAAACGATATTAAGAGTTATGCAAGTACAGTAAGTTTAAATGGTAAACGAAAGTTTGTTATCTTAGATGAAGCTGATTATCTTAATCCACAAAGTACTCAACCTGCTTTAAGAAACTTTATGGAAGAGTATAGTAAGAACTGTGGATTTATTTTAACTGCAAACTATAAGAATAGAATTATTGAACCTTTACATAGTA